CGTCTGCTGGCTTGCGGGCCGCTAATGCTCTTTTACTAGAGACCGTCTTGAGGTCGCCAAGGATCACCCGATTGTCTTCACTAGATGTAGTCCTCAAGAGGAAGTCGAACGACCCGGCGCAGTTCTTTTGCTTGTCATAGACCGCATATTCAGTCGCCAGCACCTCGACGCCCTTGAAGATGGGGTGATCCAGTAGCGGGTCGATCCAGTCCGCCCAGCGATCGTCATAGATCACGCCGTGGCCGTTTTGGAGCTTCATAGATCCGAGGTATTGGTCCAGGGCCTTGTGGCAGGCGTTACCCCTGGCCTCCCACCCGTCGGGGCCGCCCTTGGTCCGTTCGATCGCCTCGCGCTTGCTCGGGGACATGTCAAAGCCCAGGACCTGCGTCACGCTGTGCGGCACCCAAAGCCCGTCCTTTCGATAACGGTGCGGACCTGGGAAGAACTCAAGGCCGGGGACTGGTTCGAGCATCAAGGGGTTGACGTGTTCCGACATCGTGCCACCCTTGTCTTACAACGTCCACCCGTTGCATGCCTTCTGTCTCACTACGTCTCACAGATGCTCAGGTCTCATGGCTAGACGCCCAGACCCGGCAGTTCCGCAACCGCTCCGACGTGCTGCGGGATCTCATAGATTCCCAAATTGGAAACCTTGACAGCCCCGGTACGCTGATAAAACCGAGCCCTGAAGGGGGGAAGGTTTTATCTCTAAAGACTCCTATACCTAAAGAGTCTCCTATATCTAATAACATCCCTTTTGGGGGTTCCAAGGGGGAAGAGAAAAGGGACCCCTACGAAAAAAAGACCCTCGGGGATGACCTCATCCCCAACGACCTTCTGGACTGTGACCAACTCCTGCGTGAGTTCTGGTCTGTAAAAAAGGGCGTCCGATCCGAGCGTGTGTTCCATCGCGTGATTAACAAGCTCAGAGAGTGGACCCCCGCCGTTCGTAGATCTGCCCTTGAGGCTGCCGCGAATGCTGGGTGGCCTGATGTCTACGAACCCCGCCAGCCCGGCGGCCGCCAACAACAGCAGGCCACCGACTGGGACGCCCTCGAAAAATCTCTGCCTAAGTTCTGATGCAGCTCAAGACCTACCAGCTGGGACTACGCGCAGCCGCGAACGTCACCCCCTACGCCAAACGGATCAGCGACGAAGAGATCGCATTCCTCTACATGTCCACCCCGTCGAAGATCAAGGACGCTGTGTCGGATGAGGCATGGGTCTACGCGGTGAGCCAGTACCGCATGGACCCGAACCCGTCCAAGGAAATGCCCCTAGATCAACAGCTCCTTTCCTACGTGTTCCGCCAGCGCGACGGTCGGCCCGCCTTTGACTGGGGCCTGAAGGAAGATCTACCCGCACGGATGGCCGCGTCGGATCAGTTCCACGATCACCCCAGCCTTCAGCCGTCCAACGTGCCGGAGCTGCCCCCGTCATCTGGTGGCGTTCTCTCGGGGGCGTTCGATGTTTGATGACAAGACCCTTCGCGTCCTTTTGCAACGCGGCATCGACAACGGCTGGTGGACGGTGGACCATTTGGACCGACCAAGCCCCGGCCTTGAACTTCTCAGGCGCGAGGCCATCCGCCACCCTGACCCCCAAACCCGCGCCGCCTTGTCCGAAGGCATGAAGCCACATCGCAACATGCTGCGTGAGCTTGGCCCACCGGAACGACCCGAAGCCAAACCCTCCGCCCGCGATTTCACCGAACCCCCGACCCTTCGTTTCTGATGAGCAAGCTGTCCCGCATCGAATTCAACGCCACCCCCGAAGAGCGCAAGCGCCTAGACATCGAGGCCGCCGCCCATGGCATGAGCCGCCAAGAACTGATCCGCGAGCGGGTGCTAATGCGGACGCCCGAAACCCCGAAGTTTCGGACCGATAAGGGCGCGATTGATCGAGCCGTTGAGGCTGTCACCCGTCAGCATGTCGGACTGCCCCGGCACGCCCTAGAGCCGATCGTTTGCACGGTGCTCTGCTCATTGGTGGCTGATGCCTGAACACGTTTTCTCGTGCGGCGGTGGCGTTCAGTCCACTGCCTGTTTGGTCCTTGCCGCTCAGGGCCGCATCCCTTACAAGACGTTCATCTTCGCCAATGTCGGAGATAAGGCTGAAGACCCTAGGACCATCAAATATGTCGCCCAGGTGCTTAAGCCTTATGCAGAGCAGAACGGCATACGTTGGGTAGACATTCAGCGCAGACGCCGAAACGGTGACCCGGTAGATCTTTTTGAGGAACTACACCGACCCATACGATCCATTGACATTCCCGTGCGAATGTCCAACGGAGCGCCAGGTAATCGAAATTGCACCGTCAGTTTCAAGATCAAGCCGATCGCTAAATGGATCAAGGCAAATGCCCCTGGCTGTATTCTTGGCAAGGGCATCAGCACTGATGAGCCGCACCGCGCCACCCCATCACGTGAGTCTGACGGTTACAGCAGCGCGTACCCTTTGATTGAGCTAGGTGTCAGCCGTGCTGATTGTCTTGAGCTTGTCAGGGCTGCAGGGCTTCCTCAGCCTCCTAAGTCCGCCTGCTGGTTCTGCCCTTACAAGACGACCGATCAATGGATCACCCTCAGGCGTGAACGGCCTGAGCTGTTCGCGCAGGCTGTAGAGATTGAAAACGTCCTCAATCAGAAGCGCCAGGAGATCGGCAAGGATCCTGTCTTCATGAGTGGCAGATGTCTGCCATTAGCTGACGCCATACCTGAGCAGCTTGGGCTGTTCCCTGACTGGCTTGAGGAACAGGACGGTTGCGAGAGTGGCTACTGCATGACCTAGGTGGTATGCCATGACATATCCTAAGGGAGTCAAGGGGGAGACCCCGCAACACCTCAAACCATGAAATCCCTAGTTTTCCTTTCCATCGCTGCCGCCGCTGTCGTCGGTGCGATGACCTCCGTTGATCTGGCCAAGAAAGGCGACGGAAACGCCGCAGCCCTGTTTATGGGCTTTACCGCCTTTGCTGCAGCGTCCAGCGTCTGCACCATCGGGTCAATCATCGACGAGGCGTGACTCATGACCCTTGTCCGCTTCAACAGCCACCGCGCCCGTGAAAGAGCAGAGGCCATCCATCCGCTAGGCCCCTGTTTTTATTCCTGGGGCACTCGCTCAACGGGCGGGTTCTTTCGGTTCCCTGATTCCGTGATCTCTCGGATCTTGGAAATCAAGGGGGCCAGCAAGGCCAGCCAGCGCTACGAATATCAAGAGTGTTGGCACTGACCGGTTGGCATACTGTCCACGGTCTTGACCGTTGGTATGCCATCGGGTTATATTTAGTTCATCGGGAGGCAACGGCGGCCAATGTCCGCCACTCCCGAACCCATGGCGAGAGCCGACCACCTCATCACCTCAAGCAATGCTTTCTACCGCTGCTTACCTCTCCGACGTCGAGATCTCCTACGGCGTCGATTCCGACATCCCCCAGGCCATGCAAGGCATGGACCCCTGGACCGTCACCCTGATCACTGAGCACGGTTCCGAATCCTTCCCCTACTTCATGGGACGGGGCCACAACGGAGCCGAGCCCGAAGTCCCCGACGTGATTTACTCCCTGGTCTCCGACGCCTCCTATCTTGAGTCTGAGCCCGACCAGGTCACCTACGAGACCGGCAAGCTCATCGAAGCCAACAATGCCAAGCTGGCCCACCTCTTCGGCAGCTACTGGGAAACCCTACGCCGCATGGACGAGGACGAAATCCGCGAAGTCTTCTGAGCCCTCCGGGGCTCTTTTTTTTGCCAGGGGTTGTGCTTCTGCCCATGGCATGCCATAATTCATTCAACGGGGGACGACCCCACAACACCTCTCCTCAAATGAACACCTCCATCCGCTCTGACCTCAAAGCCGCCGCCTTCTTCTTCGGCCTCGCCCTCGCCTTCTTCACCGTTGACGTCGCCGCTCAGCACGTCTTCCTCGAATGCGAAGACCGCGCCCCCGCTATCGCCCGCATGTGCCGCTGAGCCTGCGGGCTTTTTTCTGTCGATCCTCCGCACCTCACCCCATGGACTTTCACACTTACACCCTCAACCTCTACGAACAGCAGCCCGCCTTCTGGGCTGACGAAACCCCACCCGAGCCCCGCTCCTACCTATGCGAGGCACGCCGCCGCACATTCCTCGACCGTCTTCTAAACCGCCCCGGTGAGCTGGTCTGGGATGAGTGGGTCGAAACCATCGACCAATGGCACGCCCTCGAAAAAGAAGCCCTGGAAAACGGCCTCACCTTCACCACTGACCCTAGGCCCTCCACCTGATCACCACGCCGGGGAGCCTGACGCCTGAGCATCCCCATCCTCAGGCTGAAAGCCATACAAGACCCAGGAGGGAAAAGCAGGGCGGGTAGAGGTGCCCGATCGATCCCCCGGCGTTCAAACTTCACACCACAACCGATGGACCAACACCTCAAAACACAGGATCATCTGAACAACCTCCGCGCCTTTGAGGACTATGAGCGCCGACTACGTGATGCCTACCAGCGAGCCACAACCCCCGAACCCTCGCCTACGAAATCAAGAGGACGGAACCGTTCGTATCTCCGTCGGTGAATTTGTCGGCACGGTGTCGAGTCATCACCTGGTCGATGTGAAGATCAATCAGCTGAATGACTACTGGCGCAAGATGCACGCCCCACGGAATCAGGCTGGCTAACCTCTAGCCGTCGCCTGTAACATTCGGGCATGGCCAAGAAGTCAACCAACAAAGAAATTCACGACAGGGTCAACACTGTTTATCAGCTGTTGATCAAGTCTTGGTCGCGCTTCGACATCCTTCAATACGCCGCGACTGAGTGGGATTTATCGAGCCGTCAGACAGATGAATACATCGCACGCGCTCGTCAGTTAATAGAAGAGGACTCAGCCGTTGAGCGTCCGCAATGGTTAGCCGCTGCAGTGCGTCGTCTTGCGGAATACGAAAAGCGGGCCGGCAATGATGACCGCCAGGTGGCTGTCGCGATCAAAGCACTTGAGACTCAAGCCAAGTTGCTGCGGTTTGACATCTGATGGTCTCGCTCCTCCACGGGCTGACCGAATCGGAGCCGCTTCTGGCCTTTGCCTCCCCGCCTGATCAGCAAGAGGCGGCCGACATCCTCGAACGCATCCGCGCCGATCTGCACCCCGGCCAGCTGGCATTCGTGGACGACCAGGACACCGAGATCCTGGGGCTGTGCGCCGGCTACGGCAGCGGGAAGACCCACGCCCTGGCCGCGAAGACTTGCGCCCTGGCCCTGGCCAATCAAGGCCACACCGGCTGCGTGATGGAGCCCACCCAACCCCTTGTAAGGGACATCTGGCTCAACGATTTTCAATCCTTCCTTGAGCGGTATGAGATCCCCTACACGTTCCGGGCAAGTCCACTGCCCGAGGTGATCCTGCACCTACCCGGAGGCGACACCAAGATCTTGTGCCGGTCCCTTGAGTCCTGGACAAGAATTATTGGTCTCAACCTGAGCTTCTGCCTCGCGGACGAGATGGACACGGTCCCGCCGGCCGTGGCTGCCAAAGCATTCCCCAAGATCCTCGGCCGCCTTCGCGCCGGCAACGTCCGGCAGTTCGCCGCAGCATCCACCCCCGAGGGTTTCCGCTGGATGTGGAACACGTTCGGCACTGAAGAGGCGAAGGAGCGCAAGGACCGCAGGCTTATTAAGATGCGCTCGGCGGACAACCCACATCTGCCCCCGGACTTCATATCGAGGCTTGAGGCGTCCTATGACCCCAGCCTCCTCGCCGCGTACCTTCAAGGCGAGTTCACGAACCTCACAACCGGCCAGGTCTACGACCGGTTCGACCGCGCCAAACACATCTGTCGAGATCTTCCAGATGTCAGCGAAGAACCGATCCGCGCCGGGATTGACTTCAATATCGGGAATATGAGCGCCGTAATTGGCGTCCGTCTGGGTAACTCTCTTCTGCTGATTGATGAGATCAGCGGCGCCCATGACACCGACGCCCTGGCCCAAGAGATCCGGAGACGATTTCCCGACCGTCGCATCCTGGCCTACCCGGATGCATCAGGAGCGGCACGATCTACGAATTCCAGCCGCACCGATGTCGCGATCCTTGAGTCCTACGGGTTCAGCAATCAGTCCCCGAAATCGAATCCTCCCGTCCGTGATCGGGTGGCTTCTGTTCAGGCTTTGCTGGAGAACGGGAAGGGCGAGGTCCGGCTACAGGTAGCGGCACATTGCAAGCGGACGATTGAGTGCCTGGAGCTGCAGAGCTACACGGAGCAGGGTGAGCCGGACAAGGACGCGGGCTACGACCACATGAACGACGCTCTGGGCTATTTGGTGTTCCGCGAGTTCTCGATCTTGCATGCGCGGGCAGGCCGAGGGACTGGGATCCGCCTGTATTGATTGCCCCTTGACAAGTGGCATACCGTATGGCATACTATGGGCACGGCTGGAGACAGCCGCGCACCTCGCCAAGCAAATCAATGCAAGGTTTCAAGTTCCCGCGCACCTATGCCGACCTTGAGTCGGCCCCTTGGTGCGACGGTTACATACCGCCCAAAGGTCAAGTCTCTCAAGACGGCGAACACCTTTCGATCTTCATCAAGCTCGACTGGCTGCCGGAAGAGTTTCACGATGCCATCAGTCCAGGCGGCCCCAGCCTGAAAGATGCGTTGGAGCAACTGCGGGACTATTGGCCGGACATGCAACCACCTAAAGACCACAAGTGATCGACTAGGGGCCGCAAGGCCCCTTTCTTGTGCCTGTGAATCTGTCGATTAACATCAAAGCATTAGGCAGGGTTGGCCGTGTATTCATCGTTTGCAGGTGGTCGCCAGCGTGCTTCGAGCGTTGCGATTGTTAGTGACCCGAATAACGCATACGTGAACATGGAGCCCCACTGGGAGTTGCTGGAAGCGATCAACCTGGGAACGTTCGGCATCAGGAAAAAACATCGCAAATACCTACCGCAAGAACCAAGAGAGTTGGATGAGAGCTATGACGCTCGCCTGATGCGTTCAACCTTGCCGCCTTACTTCTCAAGGCTGGAAAGGTTGCTTGCCGGCATGTTGACGCGTAAGCCAATCCGGCTGCAAGACGTGAGCGATACGGTCACCGAACAGCTGTTTGATGTTGACCTGTTGGGGAACAATCTGGACGTGTTTCTGTATGAAGCCGCCCGGAAAATGATCCGGTACGGTCACGTCGGCGTGCTGGTGGATGCACCGGCTGCAGGTGAAAACGGCCGACCCTATTGGTCGATTTATTCGCCGCCGGATGTGCTGGGGTGGCGCAGTGAAATCATCGACGGGCAGCAGAAGCTGACCCAGCTGCGACTGTTCGAGAAGGTTGTGCAGCCCGAGGGCGACTACGGCGAGAAGCTGGTGGAGCAGGTGCGCGTGTTGACCCCTGGCGCGTTCGAGATCCACCAAAAGGACAAGAAAGGGGACTACCGCGTGGTGGAGGAAGGGACGACCAGCCTCGATGTCATCCCGTTTGCCGTGGCCTATGCGAACCGGACGGGCATCCTCGAATCACGCCCGCCGCTGGCTGACATTGCCGAGCTGAACCTGAAGGCGTATCAGGTGCAATCTGATCTCGACAATCAACTGCACATTTCCGCTGTGCCGATGCTGGCGGTCTATGGCTTCCCGCAATCTGCGGAGGAGATCAGCGCAGGCCCCGGGGAAGCTATGGCCCTCCCCCAAGATGCGAAGGCTGAGTACATCGAGCCGCAGGGCCGGAGCTTCGACGCTCAGTTCCGCCGGCTGGATCAAATCGCCAGCCAAATCAACGAGCTCGGTCTGGCTGCGATTCTGGGCCAGAAGCTGTCAGCTGAAACTGCGGCATCCAAGCGGATCGACCGCAGCCAAGGCGACAGCACGATGCAGGTTGTGGCTCAGCAGATGCAGGACTTAATTGACAACTGCCTGCAGTTTCACGCGGACTACCTGCAGATTCCTGAGGCCGGCAGCTCCTTTGTCAATCGTGACTTCATGGCGGCACGCTTGGAGCCCGATGAGATCCAGGCTCTACTGCAGCTCTACACGGCGGGCACCATCACGCAGTCCACGCTGTTGGAGCAGTTGGAGGCCGGCGAGGTGCTGGGCGACGACTTCAACGTGGAGGAGGAGTTGGAAGGCACGCAGAACGGCGGCATGATTGAGATGGACCAGCCGGAACCTGAGGCACGGGAAACCATGCCGGAGGAATCAGCTGAGCCGGAAGATCAAGACGTTATGCCTGACTGATGAGCTGGATCGACAAGCTACGCAGGAAGCAGTCGGACGATGAGCACAAACAGCTCCTGTTTTTCTCAACGGGCGACCTGATCAACGAAAATTACGCCGTTGTGCGCACAACGTGGTACGAAAAAACACGAGTGATTGCAGTGACCGAAACTTGTATTCATTCGTACGACGAAGCAATGCGGGCAGAGATGCGCGACGTGATCAAGTGCGCGTTACAGGCCGGCGCTGATGTTTCGTTGATTTGTGTCGAGACCCCTGACGAGTTGGGGTTGAAACCGGCATGAATGAACTAGCCGAACTGTTCCGAAATGCGATTGAACTCAATCGATATAGCAACAGCGTTTCCCGCCGGATCATCGAGTCATATAACGATCGGGTGCTGGACGCTATTGATGAGCTGGCTGCTGCTGATGGCTTGTCGGGAGCTGATCAGGCTGAAAAGCTCCGGGCGATTCTCCAAGAATTGAAAATTGAGCTGCAGGCATGGGGTGCATTCAGCACCGCGCTGATGATCGACGAGATGCAGGAGCTGGCTGTGGTTCAGGCTCGCTTCAGTGAGCAGGAGCTGGGCCGGGTTGTTCCTGAGGGTGAGGATGAGCCGGTGCGGCGTGTGCCGATCCTGGCGGGCTTTGCTGCTGCTGTTGTTTTGTCTGACCCGACGGCTCGGGGTGTTGTGGCGCTGAGCGACAACCTGGAGGAGCGCGTGGCTGGGCGGCAAGTGGGCCAGCTGGCGGCCGGCGGTGCGGTGCGGCTGCCCAATGGCGAGGTGGTGGATAAAGCGTTCCGGCGGATCGCGACACGGCAGGCCGAGTTGTTTGGGCTGACGGTGCGGAACGGGTTATTGAGTGGTGAGACGATCAGGCAGATCTCGTTACGTCTGCGCGGCAGTTTGCGGAAGGATCAGCGCGGCTCGATCAATCGCATCATTCAGGCTGGTGGTCTGATGACGTCTGGGGCCAACAACCAGATGCGGGCGATTGTTCGCACAACGGTGACGCAGATGGCGGTGGAGGTGGATCGGTTTGTGGCGTTGGCCAATCCCTTGATCACTAATCGATACCGCTACACGGCGGTGTTGGATTCACGCACGTCTGCCCGTTGTCGATCACTGGACGGCAAGATTTACGAGTGGGGCAAGGGTCCACTGCCACCGCAGCACTTCAACTGTCGATCACGGACCCGGAGCATCTGGCGCGGTGAGACCGGACGCGAGAGTGATATTCGGCAGGATTATGGCGAGTGGCTGAATGAACAAGACGAGGCGACGAAGTTGGATGTTCTCGGGCCAGGCCGTTTGAGATTCTGGGATCGTCTTGTAAATCGCTTCGGT